AATGAGAACAACCAACTATTTGAGTTGGATTTTATACCTGTATCACAATGACTAATGAAGATATGCCTTGGGTGATTGGACTGACTGATGAAGAAGTCCAAGAACTCCGTAAGAACAAACAAGAACTCACACAATACGGAAAAGAGAAAATCCGAGAACGTATGAATAAAGAACCAACCCACGAAGAAATGTTGTCTATTGCTGAACGCAGAGAATTAGCAAATAAAACTTTTGAAGAACTCACCAAAGACGAAAAGATTAAACTTGCCCTGGAAGAACTTGCTGCGATTGTAATGGGTGGACAAGATGGTGAGGAGTATTATAATTCAATCAAGTTTATCAAAGATGTATTAGAGAGTTTCAAATGAACTTCACAAAACGCCAACTGGTTCTCTTGACGACTGCCCTTACTCTTTTCTATGATGAGATTGCAAAGACCGCACCTTCCGAAATGAAGACAGAAGTAATGGAACTTGCCCAGATGGTTCAAGATGCTTATGAGGATGTAGAATGAGTCACTTTGTAAAGAATCCAGATGAGATTATTCTGGAAAATGTGAAAATGGTTCACTACGAAACGATGGAAGAAGGCCGTGCAGTATGGTTGGGGATTTATATGAATGATGGTAAAATGTATCATATGAACATCGGTGGTGAGAATCTTTATGTGAATTATTCTTATGAAGGCAATGATCCTAATATTACTGAATGGGCAAAACTAAAATGAATTTAGACGCATTGGACAATAAAAATCTCAATGCTATAATGGTGCATCCAAAACATTATGAGGAACTTATGAGGTTTGAAAATCCAACAAAATGGGAACTCTTCCTTGATGGTTTCCATAACTTCTGGTATGCTTTAGACTCATATGACACTATTGAGCACTTTCCACAAGACTTTTGGGAAGCACTTTCTTATGGATGGATGCAAGAATATATTTTTCCTTATGATGATGACTTCAATCCTACCATTTCACCAGAACGTAAGTTGAGGTTAGGTCAATGACACAAGACGATAAAACATTTTTAAAAGAGTTTCTGCGTAATTCTGGTTTTGTAGGTGTAGTTGTTGGATTGTTCATCCTATTCATTGCTTTACTATCACAACCACAAAATCCACCAGAACAAAAGTTTGTTGTAGTGGACAATTACAAAGGTTGTGACGTGGTAAGATATACTCCTAACCATGCTTACTTTTTGGATTGTAAAAAATGACTATTGAAGTAACACACAATGAAGACAACACGTTTACCATCTCCTGGGATGAGAATTCTCCTGAGGAAAGTATTTTCAACACCTGGACCGAAGAAGACTTTATTCAGGCTATTTCCAATTACTTGGAGACTTTAAAGGATGACACGGATTGATTATATCATCAATTATTTGATTCCTTCTTGGTTTCAAACATTCAATGGTAACTTCCGTATATGGAGAGATCTTATTACAGGTAACTATAAGGATTATGCACTGATGTGGTATGATGATCCTTATGAAGAATGTTATGAATGGTTCTGGGAATCTTTATCTTATGATGATACATTACCTAAAGATTTCCTTGAGCATTTACAAGAGATGGTAAAAGAAATAGAGAGTGGTAAAGTAAAGACAGTTTCATTTAAAGATGTCAGAGAAGGATAAGATCTATTATAATGTATGGTGTTGTGCTTATCAGAGAAGGTATCTGTATAAGGGAACACCAAGAGAATGTAGAGAACACGATACAATTCTTATGTGCTTAGGTATTGCGAAGTGGACAGTGTTTGATACTGAAAAAACAAAGCATTTAAGTTAATATAACGATAATATGATATTAAAATAATAAAAAAATGGCTTTTTAAATCATAGCCTTTGATTTTGTTAATGATAATCATTCTCAATAAAAGGTGTGATGAATACTCTTTTAATACCTTTTAATACCTTATAAACCCTTATGTTAATACCTTTAAATACCTTATAAATCCTCTGAGTCCTTATAAACCCTTAGATTACTTATAAACCCTTAGATTCCTTGTGATCTTAGCGTGCGACAGCTTAGCACAAGGTCTCCGAGTTGTCAAGGGACGCGCACGAGATTCGCAGGGACGCACGAGATTCGCACACACAAGACACTTCGAGATTCGCATAGGTCTCATAGTTACTTCGAGATTCGCATAGGTCTCATAGTTACTTCGAGATTCGCACAATACCTTATAATCAAACTAGATTCACATCATATCATTATATCGTTATATCGTACTAGATTCACATAAGATCTTATAATCATTCGAGATTCGCATCAATCACATAAACACTTCGAGATATCATCATATCATCATACACTAGATTCATTTCGAGATTCACATAATACATCTAGATTCATACTAGATTCGCATATATACTGTCAAGGGTCTCGTGGACACTTCGAGATTCGCACACAATAACTTGACACACCTTCTAGATTCACGTATACTGTACACATAGTTTCTCAGGAGTTCGAGTTCTTATGTCTAGTTCTTATCTGTCTGCAACAAAGACTAAGTATCGCATCACGCTAGAGCTAGAGGTGTTTCCAGATATGAATCCTCATCAGATTCAGTGGGAACGTGTGCTCGAACTTGAGCCTGCGGAGAAGGTTAACTCTTATGTCGAAGACCTGAGTACACCTGACCGCTGGTAGAAACTATATTTTTGTCTCCTAAGTTTATCCCTTAAGATCTCCCATTCTACCAAGAATCGGGAGATTTTTTATGTCCTTGTGACACTTGTAGAACTGTCCATAATATTCACCAAACCCCTGTGGACCCTGGTATATTTGCAATGTGGTTAATTCTCTACACAAAACCATGCAAGACTTTTCCAAGAAATTCTACCAAACCCTGATGTTCAATCTTGCAACAATTGCCGCGATTGTGGTGGGAATTGTTACATTTGCGATTCGTTCCTTCGATGAGAACAATGGGGCAGAAAAGACACGTAAGGTGATTCAAACTGTTCTGCGCTTCGTTGATACCATTGTGGACAAGCTTCAGGTTTTGGTGAATACTGATGTGCCACAAGTACAAGTGGCACAGAAAACTACCAAACGGAAGTGAAACCTGGTATATTACATTCGTTCGGTTGAAAACTGACTATGTGCGGCCCTGCTTTTGAGTATACTCGGGAAGATTTCCTGAATGATGCTTCTCAAGAAGAATGGGATGAATGGGAACAGAAAGCAGCAGAACTTGAGTTGACTCTGGATTACTACATTCAGGAGTTTGTATAAGAAACTGAAGTGACACCTGGAGAACTGGCACAAGACCCCTTGCGGTTCTCCTGATTCTGGTTTAAATTACATTCGTTCCTGAGACATCCTGATGACTTTCGTTGAAACTCTTCTGTCCGAAGGTTATGCTTTCAATGATGAAGATTTTGATGGTTGCTATGTAAAACACGACACTGATGAGTGTGTTTATCATTGTTACCAAGAGGGTGAAGATGAGGGTGAGTGGCATTATGTCAAGATGACAGATGGACTCTTTGATGTCATCTCAGAGTACACTGTGACGGTCTGAGAAGTGGCACACGGGGACTTGCAAAGGTCCCCAATCCGTTCTACATTACATTCGTTCCTAAGGAATTCACCTGATGTCCATCACTCTGACTGCTTCCTATCGTGAAATGCTGCACGAAGATGCAGTTGCTAAGATCGATGAGCTTCTTGAAGAGAATTATGCTCTTGAAGATATGCTTGAGTTCATCGATCAGCGTAATGAGACCAACTTCGTTCTCTTTTATGAAGAGTATGTGCGTGTTGGTGAAGCAATCGGTTATGAGGCAGTAGATGCTCTCATTGAAGAAATGGGATGCGTTGCTGACATTGAAGATTGTGACGATCGTTATATGGGAATGTATGATTCCACTGCTGATTTCGCACAGGAAACCGTAGAGAGTTGCTATGGTGACATTCCTTCAATCGTTGTGGTTGATTGGGAAGCAACGTGGGATTCTTCCCTGCGTTATGATTATACTGCCTGTGAGGTAGGTTATCGCCAAGTGTACATCTTCCGCGATCACTGATAGAAAGGGGGGGCAGAGATGCCTCCCTTTTTTTATACTTTCGTTTTGAATATTTTTTGGCAGGTGCCGTGGCGATGATTTTCGTCTTAAAGGCTACCCCGCCTCTCATCCGATTGTCTCCATATTATAAGGCAGCCACGGGGGCATTCGTGGGCAGCCAGTGCCACTTCCCGAACTGACCACGACCCCTTGCGTTGGGTGCTGATTCGTGCCATACTACGTTTGTTCCTGAGGGATTCGATGCAATTCCAAGTTACTGACATTGCGTTTGATTTCGATGACTCGTTTGATGAACCTCTCACCGATGAGTACAAAGAAGAACTCCGTGATGGTGTGTTTGGTAGTATCTGGGAGGCAGATGATGAAGATGATCTAATTGAAGAGATCACTTGCGCCACGGGTTGGTGCATCAAATCTATTGATTATCGCCACGTTCTTTCCTGATTATGACTACCAAAACACAACTCTTTGAGTTTCTGTATGAAACCTGCAAAAAGAATGATGGTGTTTTAGTAGATACTTTGCACAACTACATTGCCTCATTGGATGAGGTGGAACTTGTAGAACTTGAAGACTTCCTTATGAACAACTTCGGAGACGATTGATGAACCGCACTGAACTTCAAGATCAACTCATTCAGCAGATGTTGGATGACATGGACCTCAAGACAATGACCCAGCTTTGTTATGATTATCTGGATGAGGGTTATGCTAAGTATTCTGATGAAGAATTGATCACTGAATGTGAAGAATACTATCCCCACCTGCTGGAGAGTGACAGTTGACCTAGTGGCATAAGACCTCTTGTGCTCACCCTGATTCCGTGCCATACTAAGACCATGCAAAACAAACACCAAGAACACCCCGAAGATACCATCCTCACGGGTGACCTTTCGTGCCTTGATTGGTTCACTGCTCGGGGTCATCTGAGCGTGAAGATTGATGGTGCTCCTGCCATTGTATGGGGAACAAACCCTGCAACTGATAAGTTCTTCGTTGGCACCAAAGCTGTGTTCAACAAAGTAAAGATTCGCATTGCACATTCTCATGAAGAAATTGATGCGTTCTATCAAGGTGAGGTTGCAACTATTCTGCACGCTTGCTTTGATTATCTTCCTCGCACAGACGCTATCATTCAAGGGGACTTTATTGGTTTTGGCGGTAGTGATGAGTATTGCCCCAACACGATTACTTACAAGTTCCCTGAGGTAGTAGATCAGGAGATCATTGTTGCTCCTCACACTTACTACATTGCAGAGAATGATCTGCGGGATGCTGTAGCACATCCGATGAAGTTTACCATCACGGATACATCTTATGTGAAATTCGTGAAACCCCAAGCATACATTCAGTACGGTCAAGAATCGTTTGCTGATGTAAAAGAAGTCTGCAACTTTGCCCGTCAGATGTCTACTCTTTGTGAGTTTGTAACTGATAAAGAGGCAGCAAAGATTAAGCAACAAATCAATGCCTGCATTCGTGCTGGTGAAGAGGTCAACCCTGAGGACTTCGATTGTGACATTAACCTCCTGCGTTTGTGGGCACTGGTGAAGTCTATCAAAGACGATTGTTTGTTCCTCTGTCGCAATGATGGTCCTGCAGCATACCTGTATGGCAATCGTATCGACTCTGAGGGTTACGTTCTCTCCAATGAGTTTGGTATGATGAAACTCGTGAATCGTGAGGTCTTTTCTAACGCGAATTTCAACCACGGTCGATTTCAGTGTGCCGCCTGAACAGGTGTCACATCCTCCCTTGTGGAGGTCCTGGATTGATGCCATACTACGTTTGTTCCTGAGGGATTCCAATGGATTTCGACACTGACTTCTGGGGTGAGATTCAAGACGCCCCTGGTGAAATCTTCGACATTCCAGAGTTCGATGATGCCGATGATTTCAACCTCAATGAATACCTGAACGCTGATTACGATTACTGATGAGAACTCTTACCCTGCAAGTTACTGAAGTTTCTTTTGACTTTGATGAGGAAGATTTCACTACAGAGGAACAGCAGGACGTTGTAGATTCTGTGGTTGGTAATGTCTTTGAGGTTGAAGTTGATGATGAAGATGATGATGAAACCATCGCTCAAGCATTAGTTGAAGAGGTGACAGATTGCACTGGTTGGTGTGTCTTTTCTCTTGATTTTGTTCACGTTCTCAACACTCACTAATGATCACAACTTCCTTCGCTCACGGTGACTCCTACGGTGCAGATGATCACTACACTTATGATGAGAGGGATTGTGATGACTTCTACACTGCCGAAGATTATGACAAAAGGCAAGCGGTGAGGGACGGTTGGATGGCTGACCACTGGTCTCCCACCTGGTGACCTTTGACCCCTTATACTGATCTCAGTTCAAACGACACGCCTCAGATGAAAGTCTACGCTGTGATGGGTGGTTTCGATTATGAGGGAGAGGACTTCCGCTCCCTCCGCCTGTTCGATTGCTTCTCTGCTGCAGATGCCTACCTGAAGCATCTGGAGGAGAATGAGGGTTTTGATTATGCTGTGATGGATACCCGCGAAGTCTGCCTGGAATCTACCCTCGCAGCCGCCTGAGGCACTGGCACAAGGGGTCACCACAGACCCCACCCTGACCCCTTATACTGATCTCAGTTCAAACGACACCGATGATCGTCCAACAGATCGGCAGCAACATGACCGAAGTGCAACTTGCCGATGGCACTTGTGTACTGGTCTCCTACACTACCCCCGTTGCTGCCCTGGTGCCTGGTAAGGGTTGGATCCGCACTGCTCACAAGTGGAGCGCAACCACCACTAAGCACATTAACAAGTGGCTTGCCAAGAACTGCGGGGGCACCGTTCAGGATGTGCCACAATGGGATCTGGACCAACTGCTCGCATTCTGACCCACCCGACCCTGTAGAATCCTTATGATCACCACCACCCGATTCCGCTTGATCCGCACCCCTCGCTTCCTTGCCCCTCTGTTCTACGCTGCCCTCGCTACCCGCCCCCGTGTCGGTGATGAGGCAGCAGCAATGAGCATCGGTCCTGCCTACCTGGGCATCTACCGCACCCATAACGGGTTTGAGGTTGCCTACGGCATCCTGAACGAACAGGAAGCACTCTGACCAATGGGAACTGCAGCGCCCTAAAGACTGCTCCAACCATCCTACCCCTTTTTGAAATGACCCGCGACCTGGCTCTGTCCCTGCTCCGTCAAGGCACCAACGGCGACAGCATCCTCCAGATTCTGGAGACCATCGCCAACCCTAGCGACGACAGCGCACAACCGACCGCTGAGCCCATCCAATTCTGACACTGACCACTGGCCCCCTCGGATGATCCGCTGGGGGTCTTATACTGATCTCAGTTCACAAGCAACGGACCCGATGAACACCACCACGATCACCGCCACCCGCCTCACCGCAAACCAGGCAAAGTGCGCCATCTACGAACTGGCAGACGTTTACTCCTGGGAGACCATCGCCGCTGAGATGATCGCCCGCATGAGTGGTGATGAGGCACGCGACTTCCTGGAGGACTTCACCCGCCTTTATGCCGATTGAGGCACTGACACAAGGGGGGAACTGAACCCCCCACCTGACCCTGTAGAATTCTTCCATACCAAGCAAACGACCTGATGACCCGCTACACCGTCTACGTTCCCTCTGACACCTACGCAAGTGAGAGCACCCACGACCTGGACCGCGCATGGGACCTCTGCCTCTCCCTGTCTGAGGAGTACGGATACGCCCAGGTCCGCTGCAATGGGGTCATCATCGGAGACTACACTGAGGGGCGCTGACCCCTCCCGTGCTACAATTCTCTCAAACGACACCTGAACCGATGACCACCACCACGATCACCGCCGCTCAGCAACAGTACCTCGATGCCTTCGCCGCTCTGTATGAGGCAGCGGATGCTTTGAACGCTGGTGATCCGATGTCCTATGCCCGCTCCCGTGAGATCCACCTTGCCTGCCTGCTGGGCCACACCGTTGCCGATACCTACAGCGGTGCTGATGCCTTCGAAGCGGATGGCACCCCTGTAGAGTACAAAAGCACCATCGGCGCTCAGATCTCCGCGACCTACAACGGCATCAGCGTTCAACCGACTTGGGAGGAGCAGGAGGCCTATCTGATCGAGCATAAGATCGGATGCTACCCCCGCCACTACTACGCCCGTTATGAGGGGGCTCAGGTTGCTGAGGTTTGGGTTCTGGATTCTGATACGGTGCTCTCCCTGCTGCTGCCCAAAGCACAACGCCAGTACGCCACCAAGCGCAACGGCAAGGCAAAGGATCCCCGCATCGGCGTCAGCATCTCCGCTGGTGAGATCCGCAAGCACGGCCGCCGCCTGGTCTGATCCGTGCTATGATTCTCTCAGTTCACAAGCAACCCCGATGACCGACTCCTGCTTCCCCGCTCAGATCGCCTCCATCACCAACCCCGACAACGGGACCATCTTCTGGATTGAGGCTGCCTACGCTGCCAAGATCCACGGTCTGTGGGATGACTTCCGCACCGACTATGGGACGACCGCTTCCTTCGGCGGGGTTGACGCTGGGGAGTTCCTGGAGTGGTTGGGGTACTGATCCCCCCTTTCGTGCTACAATTCTCTCAGTCCAACCGACACCCGACCATGGCACTCTGGAACATCGCATCCGACCGCACCACT